CATGGCACTACCGGCGTCAGTCCGAGCAATGGTCGATAACGACCCAGGACGGCTACTACAGGCGCTCACAGACCCGGAAGAAACAGCAGCACTAGCGGAAGCGGGACTACCTATGGTAGAAGGCTGGGAACCGGTGTCATCACAAGAGCAAAAGGCCGAACCTCCGGCCTCCGAAGGAAATCAGGCCGAGAGTTCGGGCGCAATCAAAGGGGGCGAATAGCCCCAAACTTATCAACTACTAGATGTAATAAGTATGACCGACACCAAAAGGGAGAAAAAGGATGGAGACACTGGAACTCCAGTGGGAAATACTGAACACCCTTAAGAAGATCATGGAGGTACTGGATGCGATACAGAAGGAAAATGCGGAGAGGAAAGAGCCGGCGCAACTTCCGCCGTGGGGCGAAGACACACAGGAAGAACCTGGGTGGGAGGCCCATGCGAGGCGGATGGAGGCTCTAACAAAGCTGTGGCTTGCACGCGACCGCTGAAAGGGTACGCGGCACCCGATGGCAAAATCTCGTTTAAAGACGCGACCTACTCCCGGGGATTCCGGAGTCCTTCGGTCGTAGTCAAATGTGGACAATGCCTCGGGTGCCGTATGGAACGTAAGCGTGGCTGGGCAATACGTGCGGTGCACGAAGCCCAAATGCACGCGGAGAATTCCTTCATCACGCTAACCTATAACGAGGAGCATCTACCAAAAGACCAATCCCTACATGTCAGGCACTGGCAACTCTTCGCGAAAAAAGTACGCAAGGAAATGGGACCGTTTAGGTTCCTACACTGCGGAGAGTATGGAGAGGACAAGCTCAGGCCTCACTACCACGCGTGCATATTCGGACTCGACTGGCACGAAGACTGGAAAGTGCATCCGCGGAAGAAGGGGAAGAAACCACTATGGACATCTGGAAGATTGTCAAGATTGTGGGGCAATGGCTTCTCGACAATTGGAAGCCTATCCTTCGACTCAGCGGCCTACGTGGGTGGCTACTGCGTAAAGAAAAAAACAGGGAAAGAAGCCGCGAAAGAATACGAGCGGCTAGACGTCGCGACCGGCGAAATAACCCAAGTAAAGCCGACGTACGCGACGATGAGCAGAAACCCAGGGCTCGGTCATGACTGGTATCAAAAATACCACGCGGACGTATACCCAGGGGACTTTGTGGTCCAAAAGGGAGTTAAATTCCGTCCGCCAACCTACTACGACACGCTACTGGAGAAGAGCAACCCAGAGCTGTGGAGAGAAATACAAGAAAAAAGACAAGCAATCGTCAAGGAGAACCCAGACTATCAACTAGAGCATAGACTCCAAGCAACAGAAGAGGTACTCGCAAGTAAAATGGCAATGTACGAAAATAGGAGTTTAGACTGATCAAAATTAAAACAAGAAGGAAAAACACAAACAAGTAAAAGACAACCAAAGAAAACAAGGGAGTAACCTCGAATGGAAATGGAAAAACTGCAGATGTTCTGCATATACGATTGCAAGATGGAACTATACCTATCACCTTTCACGTCAATTAACGCAGCGGTAGCGGTACGACAGTTCGAAACAGCGGTATTGACGGAAGGACACGACTTCAACAATCATCCGGACGACTACTCACTATGGCAGATCGGCATATTCGATCAGCAGACCGCGGGAGTGGAGACGACCGCAATAAAGAATGTCGTCCAAGCACATCACATCATCAACAAATACAAAAATCAGGAGATCAATCCTAGTGGCTAAGCACAGAGCAACCAAGCGAACTAACGTCGATGGACAGCATAGCTTTGCTCTGATCCCCAGCATCAAAGGAGAACGATCGGTGTTCAACCGGTCTTGTGGTACAAAGACCACGTTCGATGGGGGATTCCTAATACCTGTGTTTGCGGACGAAGCCTTACCAGGCGATACGATGCGTATGCAGATGTCAACGTTCGCAAGGATGGCGACGCCACTACATCCAGTAATGGACAACATGCACCTAGACGTATTCTTCTTCTCGGTGCCAATCAGAATCATCTGGGATAACTTCAAAAGATTCATGGGCGAAGAGCCCGACCCAGGAGATTCAACAAACTTCACGGTGCCGACAATCACATCAGCAGACCCAGTCGGACACCCGAATCAACAGCTGGCAGACTATCTCGGGATACCAACGTTAGTCCCGGGTCTGCAGCACTCAGCCCTGTGGGCAAGGGCCTACGGGCTGATATACGATGACTGGTTTAGGGACGAAAATTTGCAAGTCCGCTGGACCCAGAATCGAGACGATGGCCCGGATGCCGTGGGCGACGTGGGCATCTACAACAGAGGCAAGCGGCATGATTACTTTACAGCATGCCTCCCATTCCCCCAGAAGGGGGATCCCGTGACCCTGGCGTTCGGAGAATCCGCGCCAGTGGTCGGGGTACCAAATCAAAACGTGACCTTCGAGCCGATAGGCGGTGGTACAGAAGGTCAACTGCAAAGCACAGTCAGCGTAGGGCTGACGGCAACAATAGGGGGAGTCCCGCTCCTGCAGTTTGCAGGAGGGACAGACAAGACAGGTCTGGTAGCAGACCTGTCACTAACAACCGGAGCGTCAATCAACGCGATCAGAGAAGCGTTCCAAGTTCAACGTCTCATGGAAAGAGACGCCAGAGGAGGAACGCGTTACACGGAAATCATCAGAAGTCACTTCGGGGTGACATCCCCGGATGCGAGGCAGCAACGCCCGGAATACCTGGGCGGAGGAACCTCGCTCATCAACATCAACGTAGTGCCGCAAACATCAGAAACAGCAACAACAGAACAGGGAAACCTGGCGGCCTACGTAACACAGGGCCATCAATTCAAGGGATGGTCCAAGTCATTCACAGAACACAGCATCATCATCGGGATGGTGAGTGTGCGTGCAGATCTCAACTACCAACAGGGGCTACCAAGACAATTCAGCAGAAGCACACGCTTCGATTTCTACTGGCCCAGCTTCAGCCATCTAGGCGAGCAAGCAGTGAAAAATAAAGAGATCTTCGCACAAGGTACCGACGACATAACAGCCGATGAGGCAACGTTCGGGTACCAAGAGCGGTACGCAGAGTACCGCTACAAGCCAAGTATGATCACAGGCAAATTCCGGTCAAATGACACGGGTAGCCTGGACACTTGGCACCTGGCGCAAGAGTTCGGGGTCCTCCCGGTACTCAACGATCCGTTCATCAAGGATGCGCCACCTATCGACCGCGTAATCGCGGTCTCATCAGAACCACACTTCCTGTTCGACGCTTTCTTCGATTACAAATGCGTTCGACCGATGCCGACGTACGGCGTACCCGGTCTGATCGATCACTTCTAATGCCGATCGGAGGACTACTCTCCGGTGCCGGTGCCGTTGGGGCAAGTGCCCTCTCGGCAGCGGCGGCACGGAAGGAAGCAAAGCGACAGCGTAAATTCATAGAGCGTATGCGTGGAAGCGCATACCAAGCAACAATGGAAGACATGAGGAAAGCGGGTTTAAACCCGATCCTCGCATATCAAAGGGGCCCCACACCATCAGGACAAGGCTCAGTAGCCAAAATGCCCGACTTCGGGCAAGTAATGTCAATGGGGATGCAAGCAGGCGCGGCAGTAGATCAAGCGGTAGCGGCAAAAGGCGTAAAAGCCGCACAATCGCGGCAGCTCGGCGAGCAGACCGAGCATGTCCGCCAGCAACGTATGGGAGTTGAGTACGACAACGTTGCAAAAAGACACATGGCAGAGTGGTATCAAACACCTGAAGGCAAAGTAGCTCTTCAGGGTAAAGGCATTGGCGGGATATGGGGCCCGCCAGCCGCAACAGCAGTCGAAGTAGGGAGAAAAGCAGGTGAGTACATCAGACAAATCCCGGAAACATTCGGACGACAGCAAAGAGAGTTCAGAAAGTGGCGGGACGACAAGTTCCCTGTCAAGAAGTAGAACGCCACCGCTCAAGTCATTCGAGCGGAACGCAAACTGTAAAACGTGGGTCGGTGGAGTATCACTGACCAAGCAATCGTTCACAGACGACTGCGACATCAACAGAATCATGGACAGGCACGCAAAAACGGGCCTAATAGAACACATCAATCCGAGAACGCCGAGATACGGCGATTTCTCGGAAGTGAGCTCATTCCACGACGCCGTGGAGCTCGTAAACGAGGCGGAAGAGCACTTCATGGCACTACCGGCGTCAGTCCGAGCAATGGTCGATAACGACCCAGGACGGCTACTACAGGCGCTCACAGACCCGGAAGAAACAGCAGCACTAGCGGAAGCGGGACTACCTATGGTAGAAGGCTGGGAACCGGTGTCATCACA